TTACTCTTTTTTCTCCGTATCTGCATCGGGTTCATCAGCAAATAGCTTGCCCTGCATCCGATCCAGTTCTTCTTTTCTTACCCGCTTAACCACGCTGTAGACCCACTGAAGCGAAACACCAAATTTGCGGGCCAGTTCGTGGTGGTTGCGTCCGTTAAACTCCCTGAAGATTTCCCGGTCGCGCTGACTGACCTTCCATACCATGCCCATTGGGAAATAAACGTTTTGCCCGCCCCAGACCTGCATCATTCGGTTCGCGACAGCCTGACCAATCTGGTCGGCAATTGCGGGCTCAATATCAATAATCTCGCGAACGGTCTCAGAGGTATGCTGTGCCAGTTCCACCAGGAGTTCCGGCCCTTTACTTCGAAACTGATTCAGGTCGCTCATGTTTTACTCCCGCAGCTCTGCGCTGCCACTTCTTCAGTTTCTCAATAACACTGCTTGCCTGTTCAGTATTGAGCCAGCGCAGGGCGCTGATGCCCGTTTCCCGCTTGATCCACCGCGCTAATGCATTTTCTGAACGGTCACGAACAATGCCGGCAGCAGCCATTTCAATCCATAGCGCACGGATTTTCCTGGACTGCGGATGGTTATCCAGCGGTAAACCGGAGCTGGCTTTTCCGGCAGGCTTAACGCGAAAGCCTTTCCTTTTCATGGATTCCAGCACGCAGTTTAGTTGTGTGGTATCCATTCCTTTGGTTGAGGCTTTACCGGTCAGCCCCTGTAACATCTGGCGGTAGGTGTCTTCATCCATACCCAGTTCATTACGGGCAATATGAATGAGCTGGATAAGACGTTGTTTAGTCATCATCGTTGCTCCTTTTACCTGCGCCACCGATATAATCGACATATAAAGGAAGCGCCACAGGCCAGCACAGGAACATCACCGACCAGCTAATCCAGTAGCCGGCACCACTGTAACGTGAATAAAACCCTGAACGGCGGTGCAGTTCAGCAGTACACCAACCGACAAAACAATACCAGAACATGGCACATACAACAGATTCAGCAGTCATTCTGAATATCCCCCCAACTGATATGAATATTACGGGCAGCAATGACAGGGTCGTTATTCCACCATGCACCTGACATGTATTTTTCAACCTGTTCGCGTCCGGCAATAACACCAATTGTGATCCCCGGCCTGACGTTCTTAAAAAAGGCGCGGGCAAAAAGGTATCTGGCAGATATTCGGCAGGCTTTTAATTTCCGGCTGTTACCTGATAGCGTAATCATCTGGCCTCCAGTTTCTGTTGTTCCTGCCCACTGACCGGGCGGTGCAGTCTGACGTTCTGCCCTTCACGAAACCCCGCATAGCGCGAGGCGCCGCCATTGCGGCTTCTTCCTTTACGCGCCCTGGTGGTTTGCGTTTGCGGGTATTTATGTTCCAGCCACTGCTGCATCAGTTCACGTTCGTCATCGGTCAGGGCGAAGGACTGTATTTCACTGATAACGGCCAGCACCCAGCCTTCAGCAAACTGGTCACCACGGCTGGTACGGGTGGCAGTTTTTATTCTTTTGTTCTGTGCGCTGATATATTGCTGACGCGCCTTTTTCAGCTGGCGGGCCAGCACTTCCCAGGTGTACGCAGCCAGTGCAGCCCGTTCCCGGTTGCCGTAGAACCCCACACCCGGATATGTGCCGGGGTGAATGATGGAGTTAACACCAAATGCCTCGCGGATGATGTTCATCAGGCCCAGCATGTAGCGCGGTGGACGGAGGCTGCCTGTCGGCCAGTAGTGACTGATGGTTTCATCAATATCACTCATGGCGATGTCGGAATGTGTGATGCCGTGAACATCCATCAGTTTACGGGCACGGCGCAGTGCCAGAGCGGCCTCGTGAGGGTTGCCGGATGCGGCCAGCGCCAGCAACTTTTTCAGTTTCTCAATGTGTTTATCCTGGTCTGTCATTGTTCAGTATCTCCGGTGTACATGACGCCCAGCCGTGCGGCAAGGCGTTCCAGTTTTTTCTGTTTGTGGAAGTCAATCAGCCGGTCCATCCCCTGAAGGCGCAGCTGCTCTGCCATGATTTCCACGTCTGCCAGCTCTGCCGCGAGGTCACTTTCGCTGCCCTGTCCGTTCAGGTTGCGGGCGGCACTGGCCGCCAGTTCGGCGGCCTCTTCTGTCAGTTTCAGGGCCTGTGCATCCGGCCCGAAACGCTGCAGAGCCAGACGGTAGAGGGCGGTGCGGGTGAGTTCGGTGTTTCGTGTCATGTCGCGCCCTCAGTGCTTCCGGTCGACGGTGATGTGCAGGCCGCCTTCTGCAGTAGTTTCCATCCGGTACGGCACCTCATGCTCTGCCGTGTGGGTGAGTGTGTTCACCAGTACCTGCAGGGCAGCCTCCTTTCCGTTGGTCGCCACAATAGCCTGCGCGGCCATGCTGATTAATTTGGTTAATACCAGCCGGATATGGTTGGGGGTTTTACAACCACATTCACGGATATATTCCGCGACAATTTCGCGGGTCCGTTTTTCTGCGTCCTGTGGGGTAATCATTGCGCGTCCTCCCTGTCAGGGCGGAAGAATTCCATGACGGGCACGTCCGCCGAAAAATGCTGGCTGCAGTACGGACAGACCAGGGTGACACGTACTGCAGGTACGTGGTACTTACCGGACATCACGGCGATGGCGCTGTGAAAACGCAGGGCTGTTATATCCCTCTCGCACTGAATACATTTAAATATCATAATTTAATTCTCCTCTGTTTCCGGCGTGCAGAAGCCCACGGCGCTGACGCCGGAATAAAAAAGAAAATGTTTTTATTAAATAATTAACGTGGTGTGTTTACTGCACATCCTGCTCAAAAGGAATTATTGAAAAATCCTCAATATCACTTTTTATGGTAATACCGGGAATATTTTTCACGGCCTCTTTTTCATTCAGAATGGCATCTTTATTTATTTCCTCTTTTACACGAATAAAGCGCTCAAGCCCCAGACGTCTCAGTAGTTCAATAACATTATCCGCTCCACGGATACTGACTGATGGCGGACGGTTTCGCCACTGCACCTCGCCGGTGGTGAGGTTAGCGAACTTCACCTTCCCGTTGCCGGTCAGTTCATCACGGTGTGCCTCACACCATGTCTGAATACCGGACTGCAGTTCGGCCATGCGTTTTTTTAGGCTCTCGGTGAGCGGGGCATAACGTGCGGTGATATCGCCAATGGCGTCATTCATTTCTGTTTCAGCCCTGACCAGTTCACGTTGTGCGTCACCGAGCAGTCTGATTCCCTCAATGACCTCTTCGCGTGTCCCCGGTACCCAGAGTGCCGCTGCGGACTTGATACGTTTTGCCCCTTTTGTACTTTTTGCCATATCTTATGATTTCTCCAGTTGTGCTGATTACCACAAAGATTCCGGCCACACGACGCGACAGCCGTGCAGTTCGAAAACGCCCTGACGGAAATATCCCCTGTGGTCATGTCCGGTATACAGATAACAGGCCTTTCCCTGCTCAAGCATGCGCATGCAATGCGCACTCCGGGAAACGCGGATGACAGGTTTGTTACCCCTGATGGTGATGCTTTGTACATCCGTGTTCGTCGCCTTAAGCGCCATAATGGCTGACTGCACTTTGCTGATTTGCTGGTTGATACCTGTGGTGGATTTCATTATTAAACCCCTTTGACAACGTCAGCGTTGACCTGTGGAACCCCGATTTCAGCGGCCAGATTCATGGCGGCTATCACCAGGTTACTGACGGCCAGCGGATACAACAGGCTGACCATATTTTTACGATGACTTCCCGGATTGCTCAGGCGGGCACGTATGGCATCCACTGCACTGGCGTCCATAATGTCCGTCAGTTGTTTACCTGCCCGTTGCAGTTTGAACGTCAGAAACTCTTCAAGGTTATTGTCCAGAGGCAGAAGTTCGACCACCTCACAGCGCTGAACGACTTCACGGACTTCCATATTGCGTTCAGACAGTTTTGTCGCCAGTTCCGGCTGGCCAATCAGCACGATGGACAGCAGTTTTTTGAAACCGGACTCCAGCTCAAAAAAGCGTTTGAGGTGTTTCAGTGTCGGAATGGGCAGACTGTGGGCCTCCTCAATCACCAGAACGTGGCTGAACCCCGCCTGGCTGCTGTCTTTCAGGACGCGATGCAACTGGCGAAAGCGGGCGTCCTGACTGCGTCTGATGCTTTCCAGTGGTGCGATGGTACTGATAATGGCTTCGGCAATAGCTGCTGCCTTCAGGGTTTTCCCTTTCACATCGTTGTCTTCCATAGCGATGATGTATGGCTCGATAACAATTACCGGCGCATTCTCGCGGTTGATACGTTCAGTCAGGTCGCGGCGCAGCGTGGATTTACCCGCACCGGACTCACCGATGACGGCCATAAACCCACCATGACGGGCTGTCTGGTACAACGCCTCACGCACGTAGCGAATGTCCGGGGTGGTGAACACATCATCAGAACCCTGCATGGCTTCGTCGGCGAACGGGTCACGGAAAAGACCAAACGCTTTTTTGGTTGCCGGGAATAACACCTGTTTTTTGAGTAACATATTCTCTTCCTCACTGAGGCTCGTTTTATCTGTGGTACCCGCTGTACGGGGAGTGGCCGCGCCCTGTACAGCATCAAAACTCTTCGCTGTATCAATCCCCTGACTTTCCAGCCAGGACGCAAGACGCCGGCGCACTTCTCCGGGGCTGGTGCGGGGCCACGCGTTATGATTCACAATCTGGGCCAGCGTGGCCTCAGAAACATCGACAGCTCTCGCCACCACCGCCTGTGGAATACGGGCCTCTTTCAGTTGCTGCTTCAGTACCAGCATGTTTCCCTCCTCAGTTGCCGTTAACAATGCTGATAACGCTGCTGCGGGCCGGCGTGGTCAGCGTGGCCATTACTTCATCCAGTGCGGCTTCCGGTACGCCGTCCGGGTACTGTGCCGTTAACTGGCGGTAATGTTCCGGCGTCCAGGTAAGGCCGTCGGCGCTGAACTTATCGCGTAGGGCTTTCGCGGCCTCCACATGAGTCATGGGACGTTGTTCAGTGCGCGGTCTGCGTACATCAGAGACCTGACCGCGCTTCGGTATACAGGCCGGAAGTGTGGCGTCATCAATATGTTTATACGGGTCAAGCCGCCCGCCGAACGGCAGCGCCTTCGCCTTGCGTGCGGCAGCTGCATCTGCGGCGTTGTCTGTACCGGTGACCAGCGCTTCGGTTTCTTTTGCCGCCGTCTGTGCCGGTGTTTCCGGCAGGGCTTTGTAACTTTCGCCAAATACCGCCGCGCCTTCAGCAAAGCCAAACTCGTTCTTTCTGACCTCTTCGACCAGGAAGAACGTCTCGTGGCCGTCCTCACCGGTCAGAACCACCTGTGCCACATCGCTGCGCCATGGGTTACGGGTAATCATCAGTTTTTCACCAACCAGTACGCCCGGTACCGTTGATACGTCAAATTCAGTGCCCCGGAACGAGACACGAAGTTTTGGCGTGACTTTGCGGAGTTCTGGTGTCGCCACAGCCAGTTCACGGCATACCTCAACGGAAGGCGCTTTTTTCAGCTGCTCAGCAGTAATCTTCAGCCAGATATCCGTGCGGGTTTTACCGTGGCGGCTGTGAACAGCTGTTGCGTTAAAGTGGCTACGCCATTTCGCGGCCAGCGCGTTGAGTTCTTCCAGACTGTGAACCGGCCGGAATTTCAGACCCGGCTCAAGCTTGCGTTCGATAATGTCACGCGCCTTTTCCACCTGTCCGGTGGCGCGGGCGTTATGCGGCTTGTGCGCTATCAGGTCGATGCCCAGTGAGCGGCACATGTTTTTCGTCATACCCGCGGTGTTTGCCGAGCCGGGGTCGAGATAGAGTATTTTCGGCACGCCGTGCAGCACGTCTGCGCCGCCACGCTCCTGCATGGCGTTGATAAGCACAGAACACAGGTTCTCACCGGATTCCGCACCCGTCACATACTCAACGTAAATCCAGCCGCTGGCATGGTCGGTAATCTCGTAACTCCACACGCGGTCACTGGCGATACGGGCAAGGTTAGCGGGTTTGTTCTTGTAGAACTTCGCGCTGTCCATCACCTGCAGCCCTTTGTGTCCATTGCTCAGGTAGTAAAGCGTGCAGAGCGAGGCATCAATCTGCCAGACGTGATTGGGATGCAGACTGGCCACTTCGGTATGCGGCGCAGGGGCATCCAGTTGTTCCGGGTGCAGGCCATAGTTACGCAAGGCACGACTGATGGCATCTTCGGACAACGGGAAAAACTCACCGGTGGTTTCATCTGTTCTGCCTGCGGAGATAAAGCCGTTAGCCCGCAGGGTTTCCACTGCATCTGCGATGGAATAGAGACGCTTACCGTTCTTGCGGGTGGCCTCACGCAGTGTGGCAGATATCAGCGCGGCTTCGTCGCGGGTCAGGGCGCTGCGCCCGGCATCGGCGCGTTTTTTGCGTTTATCAGTCACAGATACCTCCTTCAGCTTGCGCAGCAGAGTGGCGCGGGACATGCCAAGTTCAGCACAGGCAGCGTCGTATATTGCACCGCGTTTACCATGCCCCGCGTCACGTGCCGCGCGGGCGACATAAACCAGTCGTTCAGTCAGGGCAGCATTCATTGGTTATGCCTCCAGCCCGTTAATCTGTGGCGTCGGCTCAGTCAGCCATGAAGGCGCGACATCGCCTGTTGGCTCGTCCGGCAGGTCAAATGTGGAGCGCAGGCTACGCGCTGTGCTTTCCAGTTGACAGACCAGGCCTGCCATGAAGTCTCTGGGGGTATCAATCATGTTTTCAGCACAATATGCGCACAGTGTCTCAAAAGCGCTGGACAGTCGAACGGCGATGGCAGATTCCGCCTCAACCGCTAACGCGGTCACTTCCGCCCGCAGTTTCTTCACCTCTTCATCAGGCTCAGGTGGCTGAATACGGGATTTCTTCTCCAGTCTGGTGGAGAGTGAGTCTATTTTTTCATTTTTATCGGCGAGAACACGCTGTTGTGCTGCGTTGGTTTCGCGCGCTTCACGCAGGGCCTGACGCAATTCACGTACTGACATGCGATCAACATCGTCAAGCGTCATGCCGGCAACTGTGCCGCCGTCGGCCAGTTCGGCAAGCTCTTCGTCGTCTTCTGTCATTAATTCGAAAAGTTTGGCTTTTCCCAAATGTGCCAACGTTGGCACATTTGGTTTCAGCGCCGGGGATAAGTATTTTGTCGATGCTTGCATCATTCTCACAGATGTCCGGTATGCCAGCCCCAACTCACTTTCAAGAATCTTTATAAACTCCCCGTGTGGTTCATTTTCCTTAAGGATTATCAGCCGCTTACCTGCCTCCAGCATGGCCTCAGCGCTCTGTGCCATATAAAAGCGTGCCTCATGGACAACACGATCGCGCTCATAGGGCAGACCATCGCCGAACTGTTGCATGATTTCCATGCGATGCTGTGTCATGGCGTTTAGACTGACATTGAGATCATCCGACAGCGGTACCTCGACGTTCAGTTCAGTGCTAACCGGTGATTTGGTGCGTCCCATTGATTACTCCTTACAAACGACTACCTGAAATAACACGTTGGTTGATTTCGTTAATGCGATCCTGTGCACGTGCCATCTCGTTACTGTGGGCCATGGCGATCTGCAGCAACTGGATGCCTGGTGCGAAACGCCCGTTTTCCAGTTTCAGGGCTAGTCCCTCTTCGATAAGGGTATTGAGTGCTCGATTGATGTTCGCCGGGGACTCATCTAGGGCTGATGCCAGTTCACCGTTAGAAACACCGTTCAGAGAGTGACCGCGTAGAGCTTTGAGTACACGTAGGATGCGGGTCCCGGAACTGGAGATATTTACTTTACTCATGTCACATTTCCATTTTTGCAATATGTGATAACCTGTTGCATATATGGAAAATTTATGCCGCATTTGACGTGGGTTTTAATCCCAGCTTTACGGCAATTTCATGGGCTTTGCCGTAACGAGCTTTGGTCTGTCCATTGAGAACACGATAGACCTCATTGCGGCTGTAGCCGTGTTCTTCGGCCCAGCGGGTAAACGTGATACCACGCTGACGGAAGAGAGTTTTAACTTGTTCGGAAGTCATTGTTGTCTCCTTTGTTGATGCAATGATGTTTGTTTTATATGTGATAGATTATGAGAACTATTGTTCTCATTGTCAATGAGGTTTATGTGAATTTTGATTCTCTTTGCGCGTCGCGGTTCAAAGCTGAGCGTTCGCGGTTATCACTCAAGCAGGCTGAAGTAGCAGCCCTTTGTGGCGTTTCAAGAGAAATGTGGGGGAAATATGAACGAGGGGTTGCAGTTCCCGGAGGTGAGTTACTTGCAGCCTTTGCAAGAATTGGGGCCAACGTACAGTTCATTCTTACTGGGGAATCATCAGGTATAACTTTATCACGTGATGAAATGGAGTTACTTCAGCACTACCGGCAAGCACCGTTACAAGTCAAAGGTTCAGTTTTGTCGGCATTGACGACTGGCTCCTCCAGAGAACGGGCGGAACAGGTTATTCATGGAGATGTTCTGGGGAATGTTATCAAAGGTAACGTAACCATAGGAACAGGTGGAATAATGAACAAAAATACAAAGAGAAAATGAGTAAAGAGAAGCAAACAGTTAACGGAGATGTGGGTAACGTTGTCAGCGGTGATGTTACCATTCATAACTATTCTGCTGACATACTTCCCTCTGCCCAGCAACCAATTTCGTTGCTGCAAAAACGCGATTTACACAGATTGATGGATGAATTGGTTGATCTGGGGGAAAGTAAGCGCGAACTATGGATGACGATCCACACGAAACTTAATACCAAAACAGTTAATGAAATGACTGCGGCTGATTATCATGGTGCGGTTGAGATCCTCCAGAGATATGCACAACAGATCCAGAATATGAAGGACTGTAATCTTCTGGTCAGCAAAATAATGGTGCTTACTGACCCTAGGTATCGTCTTGACCGTGACAGATACTGTCTGAAGCATTTCGGTACAACCCATCTTAAAGGCCTGGACAAAGAGCAGTTGCAGGCTGTGTTTGGTTATTTTGATGATCTGCTGAATATTCGTGATGAGAGTAAAACTCTATCACCTCCATCGGACAGCGGGGCAAAATCAGTCGCGACTGTACCAACCAGAAGCCGGAAGCCTCATGTAGTAGTGTTGGGGGGAGCGTTAGTTCTTGTCGCAATATTTTTCGTGGGAATGATTGTGTTCGCTGGTAAATGGGGAAATGCTAAAGCAGTAGCATCTACTGAAACCAGCGTTTTTAACATTAAAACCAACGACAAAATAATAGAAGATTCCATCCCAGCATTACGCAGCATGTTTCCAGGGTTAAATAAGTACTCAGATGATTTCCATTCGGTTTCAAGCTACAAGCAAAAATCGGGCTGGCATACCCTTAAATTCACGGTGTCTACACAGGCAATAATACCTGAATCTTATGGTGTTAAAGGGAAAACTTGTTACATCAACATAAACCCCGATGGTCGTTATGCCCGTGTTTTGACCGCCCCATGTAGAGCTCTATTACTTGACCAACAAAACACTCCAGATAGTAAATATCGTTATATTTTGAAATAGAAAATAACTGCGAGGCTATTATGGGGCTAATTAAACGATATAGAACAGATTATCCGAACCAAGTACATCAACTTTCTGTTGCTGTTTCAAAGCATTATTATGCGGGAGTTGATGGATTGCTTAAGTACCAGAAAAAACCATTTGATATAAAACTTAGCAATGCAAGTAAAACTGGAAAAGATCATTTACTAGTCTATTCGTTACGCGATCACTACAGTGGTTTGTTTTATATAGAATTGGCATTTCTTTCTACACCACAACCTATAACAGCTTTTTTGGGAAGGGCATGGAGGCCAAAGGAAGATAACGTGTTACAGGGTCTTCCTGATATGCTGATGATCCCCAAAACTGTAGAAGATGAGTTCCCTAACGTATGTAATGCCGTTTATAACCAAGGAGTTGATCTTTTAAAAGTAACCAGCGGTTTTCAGAGTGGAGGGCTTATCGCCATACGAGCGGTAGAGGAAGATCTTAAATTCTACACAAATACTCCTATAGCACGAGTTCGTGAGGTTGCGGTTAAAACATGCAGATACAATGCTAATGATATCGCCCGAACCAATAAAGAAACAAAGCAAGAGATGTGGTTACGAAACGTCGGTCAGATAGATATACCTTCTCCAGATTTTTGAAACCTGAAATCACGGTGTCGACGGTTCATTCTGACGCATCATTTATTCTCGTCAGTTGCCTCATATTCGTGCGTGCTAGGAAACATCGGCCAGAATATGTCTGGCATGGCGGCGTTTACAACCAATCCATGGAGCGATGGGGAATGTCTGCATTTTCATAATCTGTAACCCTTTTATAATTATAAAAAATATGGCAGGCTAGTCTGGTCTCGCGAGACTGACTGAACCTCGGTCGGCTCACAGTGCATTCCTGTGGGGCGATGACCAGCCCGGAGTTCGGGTACCGGGCTGGTCGTTCTTTCACTGTCAGAGTTCAGAGTGAAGTTTTGAGATACATGATTTCTATTAACGCGATTTACTGGATGCATTACCTACGTGCAGTGTTTGTTCGATAAGGATTGTTTTCTGAATGGGAACGTATTACACACTTGATTCCGCTAGTCGTCTGCCTTCGCCTTGTCATGTAATTACCGGAAAATACGAGCCTGAAATGCCAGAACTGGCCGCTTTTCTTCATCAGATGTATCCCAATGGCCTTTCGAGTCACGGGTATAACTATCTCTATAACCCCGGCCCTAAAATGGAAGATGACAGTGGAATCAGCAGAAGTCTGCTGGTCGGTCTGGTGTTTGAGTTAGTTCGCCGTAGCCATTTTCCTGATAAACCTTCCCGCTATCAGTCACTGTTTGCCTGTCAGCATCTGAGTGAAGTCAGGAAGTTCAGGGAATTACTGGCTGATGAGAGAGGCGAAGACGAAATAAGAACGGCACCGATATATGAAGTCATCACAAATGAGCAGGTGCATCGCGGAGATATGAGGTTATTGAACAGTGATTGCCCGGTGCTGGAACTGTATCACCGTGCTTGGCTTTACTGGTCGGGTGAAGCAGCCCCAGTTAAGACTGGTGAGGACGAACCGTTCTGGGAACTGCTGATTCCGCTTCCAGTATTCGTTGGTCGAAGGATAACTGAATCGCAGGATTAGGTGCGGTTTTATATCGTGATGTCGCCGCCACATCGCCAATTAGCATGACGTTGTTTTCTCCGCTGGCGAAATGACTTCTTCTCTCTTCAAGTGCAACCAGAACGTTTTTCAGCTCTATAATCGCTTCGGTTGGACAACATGCATCCAAGCTTAGCGTGTAAGTTTTATTCTGCTCTCCGATTCTGCTCCCAAAGAGGAACCCTTTTTTAATACCAGACTGTTTCGGTTCAGTCATTGTGCTTGCCTCCCCTATGTTTTGTGTGCGACCATTCTGGTCGCTTCCCTCTGCGAACACTTATAACGCGCTTTAAAATCCGTATCCCGCCACATTTGTGATGCTGTCTCCACCAAACAAGGAGACACACATGAAAAGCCTGAAAAAATTCATTCCCCCTGTTAAAAAACCTCGCCTCAGCGGCTGGCTGCTGACCTCAGTGCTGTTGCTGGGCACCATCGCTCTGGTCTCGCCACAGCAGTTGCCTGTTGTGATCTACAAGCTGGCACTCATCACGCTGGCAGCAGTGCTGGGTTACTGGCTTGACCGTTCGCTCTTCCCCAAAGCCCGTCCCGGTCAGTACCTGAAACATGAAGACAGGCTGATGGCTGAAGGGCGTTTCCCTGTGCAGACCGGCCTTCACCTTGTATTTTCTGCTGCGTTAATCCGCCGTGCACTGATTGTTGCAGCGGTCTGTCTGGCTGTGGCAACAGGACTGTGACCATGAACTGGCCTCAAATCACCCTCATTATTCTGTTCGCCTTTGGTCTGGGCGTAACCGCCATCAGACACGGCGAACCACGTAACGATAAATACAGCTTCTGGTGGCAGCTTGCTGGCAACCTGGTGATTGTCTGGCTGCTCTGGTGTGGTGGCTTCTTCAGTCAGGCCCGCGCAGCGCAGCCTCCGCAGGCTGCGCTGCAGTATCGCGATGATGTGATCCGTAATGCCCGGCTTGAATGGGGACTGTCTGCGCCGGTGGCAGATTTCGCCGCGCAACTGCATCAGGAAAGCGGCTGGCGACCTGATGCGGTCTCGCCGGCTGGTGCTCAGGGACTGGCGCAGTTCATGCCTGCCACTGCCGACTGGATAAGTCAGCTGATGCCGGGACTTAACAGCCGTGAGCCGTTTAATCCGGCATGGGCCATCCGGGCGCTGGTCAGCTATGACCGCTGGCTGTGGCAGCGCGTCAGCGCCGCCAACGACTGCGAGCGTATGGCCATGACACTGTCAGGCTATAACGGTGGTCTGGGCTGGGTACAACGGGACAGGCGGCTTGCATCACAGAAAGGTCTGGACAGCACCCGCTGGTTCGGACATGTCGCCACGGTGAATGCCGGACGCAATGCGGCCAGCTGGCGGGAGAACCGCCATTATCCGCAGCGCATCCTGCGCGAACTGGCACCGCGATATCTCACATGGGGAGGCAGCAGTTGTGTGGCATCTGGTTAAAAAGCTGCCGTGGCGCGGCATTCTGCTGGCCATTCTTATCAATGCCTTTCTGATCGGCCTGTATGCCATGGGATACAGAAGTGGTCATGACTCTGCAAAGCGTGACGGTAATACCGCGCTCAGTCAGTTGCAGTCAGCATTTGACGCGTACAAAACGGCGCAGGCAACGCTTGAGAATGCTGCGCTGCGGGCTTGGGCCAGACGGTATCAGGAGCAGGTGGCCGCCGGGCAGCGGGCTGAAGCCGGTTATCTTGAGCAGATTGCTCAACTGGAGAGCCGGAACAAACAACTACAGGGGCAAATTAACGATGTCACACAGCGCTGGATTGATGAAAAAGGTAAGAGTCATCCCATTGAGTGCGTGTTTACTCGCGGTTTCGTGCGCCAGTACAACGCCGCACTCGGATATGACAACGCATCCGTCGACACCGGTCATTCAGACTCAGTTGCCGCCACTGGCACCCGCTCTGGCACAGCGACCGGGCAACCTGAAACCACTGACACCCGGTTACGCGATTCGGGTGTCTCCCAGCGTGACGTTCTCGCCAACATCATCGACAACGCATGGCAATGTCGTCGCTGGCGGAACCAGATAAACGCGCTGCTGGATGAACGGGAAGGATTACAGAAATGACACTGCAGGTTGAATTCTGGACGGTGGTGAGTTTTCTGCTCACCTTCATGGGGTTTGTGGGAGGGCTCGCCAAATGGTTGTTCAGTAAAACAGAAGAACGCCAGGCGGCACGATTCGCCTCCCTTGAACAGGCCCTGCAACAATCCGCCTCCAACTGGGGCGAGCTGGAAAAAGAATTTATGCGATTTAAAGCGGATTTACCGCTGAATTATGTCCGTCGAGAGGATTATATCCGTGGCCAGACAGTCATTGAGGCCAAACTGGACGCGCTTTATAACAAACTGGAAGTGGTACAGCAGTACCGCAATACCGGAGGTCAATAATGGTCGATATTACCCGAGTACGCCGCGAATCCCTGCGCTGGAGTCTGCTGGTTGCCCTGAACAAGACCCGCCCTTACACCGCCAGCGAGACGCTGCTGCTGGATGTGTCCCGTGCCATCTACCCGGACACCACACCGCTGGAGCTGCGCCGCGAACTGGATTATCTGGCTGACCGTAAAATGGTTGAGCTGGAGAAAAAACCTTCTGGTGACTGGTTTGCTGACCTGACCCGCCTCGGCGTAGACCTGGTGGAATACACCGTGGAATGTGGTCCGGGTATTGCCCGCCCGGAAAAGTACTGGAGTGAATAATGGCCAGACGCAGCACAATAGAAAAGCTGCCGGAAGACGTGCGCCGCTGGCTTGAACGGGCGCTGACTGAATCCGGCTTCAGCGGGTATAACGAGCTGGAGTCCCTGCTGCGTGAGCGGGGATACGTCATCAGCAAATCCGCTATCCATCGCTATGGACAGAAGATTGAGCGCCGCTATGGTGCTATCCGTGCGGCGACAGAAGCGGCCCGCATGCTGACCGAAGGCGCAGCAGACGATCAGGATGCGCGTTCGGAGGCTGTGATAGCCCTTATTCAGACCGAGCTGTTCGAGAGTATTGTCCAGTTGCAGGAGGCGGAAGAAGGCGAAGTCGATCCTAAAGAACGCGTGGCCCTGCTGTCGAAGGTGGCGAAGAATGTGGCTACGCTGTCACGCGCGTCCGTCAACCTCAAAAAGTTCCAGTCTGAAGTGCGAGCCAGAGCGCAGCAGGCAGCCAGCAACGCAGAGAAAATTGCCCGTAAGGGCGGACTGTCAAGCGACGCAGTACAGGCGCTTCGTCGCGAGATTCTGGGGATTGCCACATGACAAAATCATCCGGAGTGATTTTAAACGCCGCTGGCGGCGGCCCCGAAGGGATGAGTCCCATGGACGGGAGGAATAACCTTGCTCCCGTTTTGCCTGATACCTCGGCGCTGGATGCCCCTCCCGTTCTGTTGCCTTACCAGCAGCGCTGGGTGGCAGACACCTCTCCGCTTAAGGTGATAGAAAAGAGCCGTCGTACCGGTATTACATGGGCTGAGGCATCCGATAACGTACTGACCGCCGCCTCTTCTGCGCCAGCAGGCGGGATGAATGTGTATTACATCGCTTATAACCAGGACATGACCGTCGAATACATTCAGGCGTGTGCGATGTGGGCACGGGCATTCAACTATGCGGCCAGTGAAATTGAAGAAGGATTCTGGGAAGAGGACGACGACGACAAACACATCAGGACTTACACCATCAAATTTCCTGACTCCGGCTTTCGTATTGTTGCGCTCTCCAGCCGCCCGTCTAACCTGCGTGGCCGTCAGGGTATTATTGTTATCGACGAAGCGGCGTTCCATGAGCAACTGGACGAACTGCTGAAAGCGGCGCTGGCGATGCTTATCTGGGGGGGGAAGGTACACGTTATCTCCACCCATAACGGTGACGACAATCCGTTCAATACGCTTATCGGGGATATCCGTGCCGGACGTCAGGGAGGCAGCATACATCGCATCACTTTCCGGGAAGCCGTATCTGAGGGGCTGTTCCGGCGCGTCTGTCTGCGCACCGGGAAGGAATGGTCGGAGGCCTCCGAGCAGGCCTGGATGGCATCGGTGTACAAATTCTACGGTGCCGGCGCATCCGAAGAGCTTGACTGTATTCCGGCCAACGGTGGCGGTGCCTGGCTGTCCCGTGCCCTGATAGAGTCCCGCATGTCCGCTGATACGCCGGTATTGCGTCTGACCTGCAAGGAAGGTTATGAACTGCTGTCTGATGAGGTTCGCTTCCGCGAGACGCAGGACTGGCTTGATGAGTATCTGAAACCATTGCTGGAGGCACTCCCCACTGATGCCCGCTCTTTCCTGGGGCGCGACTTTGGCCGTAGCGGTGATTTGTCGGTGGACTATCCCCTGCTGCAGGAGAAGAACCTGGTACGACGCGTGCCATTCGTACTGGAGCTGCGTAACGTGCCGTTCAGACAGCAGGAGCAAATCACCTGGTATCTGATGGATGGCCTGCCCGGTCTGCTGGGTGCAGCGTTTGATGCCCGTGGTAATGGTGCCTATCTGGCTGAATACGCCATGCAGCGCTACGGCTCCAGCCGGATTCAGCAGGTGATGCCAACCGAAGGCTGGTACAGGGAGCATATGCCTCCGGTCAAAGCTGCACTGGAAGACGGTAACCTGGTGGACTTACCAAAGGATGAAGACACACTGGATGACCTGCGGGCCGTTCAGGTGGTGAACGGTGTCCCCCGCGTACCGGAGCAACGCTCAAAAGCAAAGGCTGACGGTGGTAAACGCCACGGGGATTCAGCCATCGCACTGGCGCTGGCGTATTTCGCCAGCCGTGAAATTAACAAAGGGCCGGTGAAGGCAAGCTCACGCCGTCGTCGTCAGGCGGCCCGTATGCTGGAGGGATTCTGATGGCGAGGGGTATCTGGGTTTCACCCGATGAATTTGTTGCTTTTTCTGAGCCTCAGAAATCACTGACCGCGCAGATTGCCTCCCGCAGCCGCGCGATCGACTTTTACGGACTGGGCATGTATCTGCCCAATCCTGATCCCATTCTCAAGGCTCAGGGACGGGATATCCGTATCTACCGCGAACTGCGCACCGACCCGCTGGTCGGAGGCTGTATCCGCAGACGTAAAGCAGCGCTCAAATCGCTGGAGCGTGGACTGGAGCGCGGTCACGCTTCTGCCCGGGTCTTCCGTTTCATCCGCGACATGCTCGACGATCTGGATCTGTCCCGCATCATCGGTGAGATGAGCGATGCCGTGCTCTACGGGTATCAGCCCTGTGAAATCATGTGGGGCCGTTCGGTCAGGGCGTGGGCGGTGACGGATATTGTCGGCAAACCGCCTGAGTGGTTTCAGTTTGATACGGACAACTGCCTGCGCTTCCGGGCGCGTGATGCGGGTGTGGAGGGTGAGCTGCTGTCACCGTCAAAATTCGTGGTGCCGGCACAGGATGCCTCGTATGACAATCCTTACGGTTTCCCGGACCTGTCCATGTGCTTCTGGCCGGTCGCCTTCAAGAAAGGCGGGATGAAATTCTGGCTCCGCTTTGCCGAAAAGTTTGGCTCCCCGTGGGTGATCGGTAAGCACCCGAGGGGTGCAAATGATGCAGAGATTGAAAAACTGCTGGACTCCATGGAGCAGATGGTGGAGGACGCTGTGGCCGCCATCCCCGATGACAGCAGCATTGAACTCAAAGCCGCGGATGGCAAGGCGGACAGCAGCGAGGTATTCCGCGAGCTGATCACGCTGTCACGCAGTGAGATCTCCATTGCATTACTCGGTCAGAATCAGACCACGGAAGCGAACAGTAACAAGGCCTCTGCACAGGCCGGGCTGGAGGTGACGGCTGATATCCGCGATGCGGATGCGGACATCATTCAGGCGGCAGTGAATCAGGTCATCAGAACGGTGGTCACCCTGAACTTCGGCGATGTGCCGTGTCCGGTCTGGGCCATGTGGGAACAGGAGGCCATTGATGACACCCGTGCCACCCGCGACGAAAAACTCACCCGCGCGGGACTACGCCTGACCCCGCAGTACTTCATGCGGGAGTACCAGCTGCAGGAGGGGGATATTGACCTCTCTGATGCACCGGTTGCGGACGGGGCAGTGCCTGCGGAGTTTGCCGAGGCGATAAGCGCCGATCATGATGCACAACAGCAGCTTGACGACGCGCTGGACATTCTGATGAACGGAGGTGTGTTAAATGGCACGCTGGAACCCGTCCTGGCACCTCTGTTCAGGCGGGTCGAAAACGGGGTTAACCCGTCTGAGCTGCTGGGCGAACTGGCGGAGCTCTACCCTCAGATGAACACGGACGATCTGCAGGAGCGGCTGGCCCGCATTCTCTTTGTGGCAAATATCTGGGGGCGTCTGCATGAGCGTGACAACGGCTGAACTGGCGTACTGCATGACGCTTCCCCCGAAGCGGGCAGTCAGCTACCTGAAGTCCAAAGGGTATCAGATTACCTGGGACTGGGAGGAGATGTGGCAGGAAGCCCATGCCCGCGCCTTTACCGTCGCTAAAGTGACCCGCCTGGATATCCTGGAAGATATTCGCGGGGCACTGCAGCAGGCTGTCGATGAAGGAAAAACCGATCGCTGGTTCCGGCAGGCGCTGGAGCCGGTGCTGAAGCGTAAGGGATGGTGGGGACCACGTGACACGACTGACCCGGTAACGGGTGAGCCGGTCACCATTCAGCAGGGCAGTCCGTGGCGGCTCGATACCATCTTTCGCACCAATATGTCCGTACTCTACAGCGCCGGTCGTTGGGCGGAGCAGATGGAAAACGTCGACGACAGGCCGTACTGGATGTATACCGGCATCAACGACAGCCATACCCGCAGGAGCCATCTGGCGCTGCATGGTCTGGTGCTGCGCTGGGATGACCCGTTCTGGCAGGCATTTTACCCGCCGAACGGCTGGCGCTGCCGCTGTAGTGTGATTGCCCTGAGTGCGGCGGATGTACGTGCCCGTGGCCTGAAGGTTATCAGCTCCGGCTCTGTCATGGGCCAGGAACTGAAACTGGTCTCAGAGAAAACCGGCGAAATGCGGAACGTGGCCACCTTTAATACCGGCACCACGAAGGTGACCACCGACGTCGGCTGGTCTTATGCACCGGGGGCAGCATACCGTCCCGACCTGGCCCGCTATCAGGGTACGTTTCAGCCACTGGCACAACAGGAACTGAGAGGATAACAATGGCTTCCGATAACCTGGTCAGTATCACCATTAACGATAAATCCCTGCGCCGGAGCCTCCGTGCGCTGGATCTTGCTGCCACAGACCTGGAGCCCGCGATGCGCAAAATCGCCGGAACCCTGCTGGCGGAAACACAGTTTAACTTTCTTGATGAGGGGCGTCCGGGGTGGATGCCCTCGCTGGCAGCGGAAGAACGTGACGGGCAGACACTGCAGGATACCGGGCGTCTGATGGGGTCAGTATCAACCGACCATGACGACCGGCAGGCTGTTGTGGGGACCAACGTTGTTTACGGTGCCATTCACCAGTTCGGGGGTAAAACGGGGCGTAATGAGTCTGTTGAACTTCCGGCCCGCCCGTTCCTGCCGGTGACGGGGGATGGAGAACTACAGCCTGAAGTGGTAATCCCCATCCTCGATACCATTGTCCGCCATCTTGAATCAGCGGCCCGTCGCTGAGTTTTCTCTCTTCAGGCGGGTGATTTATCATTGCCAGCGAATGAGGGGCTGTATTACCTTTATAAAGGCTTTACAGCCTCTGTTTTATAACCGCTTCCGGTTCACCGCATTGCTTTCCCTGTCCTTCTCCCCTGATGTTTTCTAAAGCAGATTAAAATCGCCGGGCCTGCATTTCTCACAAACTGTCTCCGACAACATAACGCGGGACAGCAAAATGTCAGCCATTCACATTTTTAAAGCCGGTACTCATACCGATATGCACGGCAAAAAACTGCCGTTCACGCCAGACGATCTTGCCGCCTGCGTGAAAGCCTATGACCCGTCCGTCCATGAAGCACCACTCGTGATTGGTCATCCCAGAACGGAAGACCCGGCGTGGGGCTGGGTGAAAGCCCTGTCGCTCAGCGGCGTCGATCTGATGGCAGAGCCTGCCCAGTTGGACCCGCAGTTTGCTGAGATGGTCACCGACGGACGATTCAAAAAAGTGTCCGCCTCTTTCTACCTCCCGGATTCACCGTCCAATCCGAAGCCCGGCGTGCTCTACCTGCGCCATGTGGGCTTTCTCGGGGCACAGCCACCTTCCGTCAAGGGGCTGAAACAGGTGTCCTTCAGTGAGCAGGAAGAAGGTGTGGTGGAGTTCGCCGACTGGCAGGCCATCACGAATGCCTCCCTGTGGGGAAAGCTGCGCGATTTTCTGATCGCCCGCTTCAGTCTGGACGAAGCAGAAAAAGTCCTGCCGGAATGGCAGCTCAACAATCTGCGCGAAGAGGCGTACCGCGACACACCGTCGCAGGATGCAGCAGGTGCACAATTCAGTGAGACAGGCCAGGTGCCGTCTTCCGCAAGTAACGAGGAATCATCGATGACAAAAGAAGAGATTGAAGCCCTTCAGGAGGAGAACCGCCGCCTGAAGCAGCAGGCTGCTGATCGCGATGCGCGTGATGCACAGGCCAGACAGGAGCAACTGCATAAGGACAATGTGGCCTTTGCAGAAAAACTGGTCGCAGAGGGGCGTCTGGCTCCCCGCGCCTCCTCCGTGGTGGTTGCCCTGCTGGATGCCGTCGCCGGTGGCGACAAGCCGGTGGAGTTTGCTGAGGGGGAAAGCCGCACGCCGCTGGCCACCGCCTTCCGTTCATTGCTCTCCGACGGGGAGCCGGTAATGAATTTCGCCGAACAGGCCACAAAGGAGCGTGTCGGCGACACGGTGAAGGTGGATGTGGCGGAGTTTGCGGAAGCCGATCCTGAGCGTCTGGCCCTGCATCAGAAAGCAGTGGCCCTGTCCAAAAAAGAAGGCATCAGCTATGAGGCTGCTGTCGCACGCTGCCTGTAATTTAAGGAGAAATCATGTCTGATTACTTAAAAGGTAAACGTGTCGTTGATCCGGTACTGACCAGTATCGCCCGAGGCTATAAAAATGCCGCATTCATTGGCGAACGTATTTTCCCCGTCGTGCTGACGGACAAGGAAGGCGTGCGTGTGCCGACCTTCGGGAAAACCGCCTTTGTGGAATATGACACTGAGCGTGCCGTCGGGGCGGACAGCAATGTTCTGGTCCGTGAGAAAACCGGCACGCTTGATCTGGTGCTGGGTGAGCACGATCTGGCTGCGCCGGTGGACTATCGCGAGCAGGCGGAGTCCATGTTTAACGAGGAGAGCAAGGCCATCCGTCGCGCCACGAATGGCGTGAATCTGCGCCGTGAACTTATCGCCGCCCGTCTGGCTCAGGATGAAAAGGTCTACCGTACCGGGCACGTTAAAAAACTGACAGCCAGTGATCGCTGGGCCGGTGGTAAGGGGGACCCCATCGGGGTGATTGAAGCCGGTATGGAAGCGGTCCGTACGGCCACGGGGCTGCGTCCTAACCTGATGACCATGGGTGCCAGCGTGATGGCGCTGCTGAAGTTCCACCCGGCGATTCAGGCTGCCATCGGAGCCAACGAACGCAAGCGCATCACTACGGAGATCCTGCAGGACCTCTTTCAGATCGAAGAGATCGTCATCGGTGCCCCTGTCTCCCTGCCATCCATGAAAGCGGCAATGGATAAGGACAGCGTGCCGGCGGATATCTGGGGAGACAACCTGATGCTGCACTACGTCGGCAAGCCGCAGCCGGGGGCGGACAGCGCGGACGAGAACGAGCCGTCCTTCGGCTACACCCTGCGCCGTAAGGGGATGCCTGTTGCAGACAAATACGACGGTGCCGGTGGCAAGGTGAAGTACTGCCGTTATACCGATATCTACAAAGTCGCCGTGGTTGGTGGCGATGCCGGGTATCTCATCACCGGTATCAGTAAATAAGGAGGCGTTATGGGAACCACTCAGCAGGTCATTCTGATTACAACCGTAACGGCAGGGGCAGAACTGGCACAGCAGCGTTTTGTCGGGGCAGATAATACCCCCTGTAAAGCCGGTGCCGCAGCGCTCGGGGTTGCCGAAGTGGATGCTGTTACCGGCGACAGCACGCCGGTGAGCGTTCTGGGCATTATTGCTGTTGAGGCCGGTGCTGCGGTCAGCCGTGGTGTGGCTGTTCAGTCAGATGCTCAGGCCAGAGCCGTGCCGCAGTCCGGCGACGGTAAATCCTGTGGTATTGCACTTGATGAAGCCGGGGGTGAAGGCGACGTCATTCGTATCCTGCGCGGGGTGTGACATGTACTGCACCCTGGAGGATTTGCTTGAGCAGGTGCCGGAACGAACGCTGATCGAGCTCACCAGTGAAGAGATGGACTTCGACTCGCCTGCGACAGTGAATACCCGTGTGGTGGAGAGCTGTATCCGCTATGCCGACGAGCTGATTGATGCCCATCTGCGCGGACGCTATATCCTGCCGCTGGCGGAGATACCGACCGTTCTGCGGGACATTGCCATCACGCTGGTCCGTTACCGGCTCTACGCCCGCCGCCCGGAAGGTGACCTCCCGGATACGGTGAAGGATGACCACAAAGAAGCGCTGCGGCAACTGAAGGAGTTACGTGATAACAGGCTTACGCTGGGGCTGCCGTCCACTCAGAAAGATATGCCTGAGCCAGGAGAGTTTCGTGTACGCAGCCGCCCGGCCACTTTCGGCGGTCGTGACGGCTTACTGGAGAAATACTGATGAATGTTCTGCCCGTCCTTGATGCGGTGCTGGCCCGGTTACGCGAGAAGCTGCCTCAGCTGCAGGTTGAGTACTTCCCGGAAAAGCCGTCCGAATACCGCCTCAATCATTCTGTCGGGGCGTTGCTGCTGAGCTATGCAGGATCGCGTTTCGACAGGCCGGATGATACCGGTGCGGTGATCCAGCCTCAGACTATCCAGCTCTGCGTCACGGTGGTCTTCCGACAGCTCAACGGTAAAAAAGGGGCGATTAATGTCCTGGATGCTGTCCGCCGCATTCTTGGTGGCTACACCCCGCCCGGGTGCCGCCGCCGTATCTGGCTGACCCGCGAGGTGTTTATCGGTGAAGTCAGGGGGCTGTGGCAGTACGCCCTCGACTTCGCGACTGAAAGCGTCTTTATCGAAGACAGCGATTTACCGTCCGGCCCGCTGTTAACTGAAGTGAACTATGAGGAAAGCGAGTGATGAAAGAATACCGCTATTCCGGCCCGGCCAGCGGCGTCACGCTGTCGGACGGAACCGAAATCCTGCTCTGGCCGGGGAAGACTGTTTCCCTGCCGGAGGAGCATGACTACGTGAAGGTACTGGTGGCGCTGAAGCATCTGACGCCGGTATCTGAAGAAATTAAACCCGCCGGCACACCGGCTGTGCAGTCACCAAAGCGCAGGAACGGCGGTGACAGCGAGGTGAAAACGGAGGACGCCCATGTCAGCTAACTATCTGCATGGTCCGGAAACCATTGAAGTGGAAAACGGTGCCCGCCCGGTTAAAACGGTGAAATCTGCCGTTATTGGCCTGATTGGTACCGCACCAATGGGGGATGTCAATACGCTGGTACAGTGCCTGTCTGAGAAAGACGCTGCGGCATTTGGCAGCCAGTTCACCGGCTTTACCATTCCACAGGCGCTGGATGCGATTTATGACCATGGTGCAGGCACCGTTCTGGTCATTAACGTACTCGATCCGTCTGTGCATAAAACCGCTGTGGTCAGTGAGAATGTGTCGTTCGACAAGGCGACAGGCAGAGCCCGGCTGGCTAATCCGGTGGTCGCGCAGCTGGTACTGAAACCGGACAGCGACGGTCAGCCTTATGTTGAAGGTCAGGACTACTCGCTTGATGCACAGACCGGGGTGATTACTAACCTGGGTAAAAGCATTGCTGCAGATGCAACGGTGAAGGCCAGCTATAACTATGCTGATCCGACCAAAGTCACCCCGGCTGATATCATCGGTACCGTTAACGCTGCAGGCAACCGTACCGGCATGAAGCTGCTTAACGACAGTTTTAACCTGTTTGGCTACTTCGCCAAAATCCTGATTGCTCCGGTATTCTGCACCCAGAACAGCGTCTCGGTTGAGCTTATCGCCATGGCTGAGAAACTGGGAGCAGTAACCTATATTGATGCGCCGGTTGGTACCACTTTTGCGCAGGCTCTGGTGGGACGAGGCCCGGAAGGCACCATTAACTTTAATACCAGCTCTGACCGTGTCCGCCTGTGCTACCCGCATGTGAAGGTATATGACCCGGTGACGAACACGGAACGTCTGGAGCCACTGAGCCAGCGTGCGGCGGGCCTGCGTGCCAAAGTCGACCTGGACAAAGGGTACTGGTGGTCATCCTCAAATCAGGAAATTCTGGGGATCACCGGCGTGGAGCGCCAGCTGTCGGCAATGATTGACGATCCGCAGAGCGAGGTGAACCTGCTTAACGAACAGGGAATCACCACGGTATTCAGCAGTTACGGCAGCGGCCTTCGTCTGTGGGGTAACCGGACGGCAGCATGGCCAACGGTCACCCATATGCGTAACTTTGAGAACGTTCGCCGCACCGGTGATGTGATCAATGAGTCCATTCGTTACTTCAGCCAGCAGTACATCGACATGCCGATTACTCAGGCGCTGATTGATGCACTGACGGAGTCGGTCAACGCCTACGGTCGCAAAATGACTGGTGATGGCGCGGTACTGGGCTTCCGTTGCTGGTTTGATCCGGCCCGCAATCCGGAAACGGAGCTGGCCGCCGGGCACCTGTTGCTGAGCTACAAATATACGCCACCACCGCCGCTGGAGCGACTGACGTTTGAGACTGAGATCACCTCGGAATACCTGTTAACCCTGAAAGGGGGCAACTGATGTCAAAGATTGAGATAAACCGAATCACGAATGCCAACATCTATCTGGATGGTACTAACCTGCTGGGACGGGCTGAGGAGGTTAAACTCCCCGATGTCTCCATGATTATGCAGGAACACAAGGCACTGGGGATGGTGGGTAAGGTGGAACTC